CCCTTTAGAGGGTAATTCAATTGTTTCGGTTGGAAACTTAAAACTTTCTTCACTCATAATTTTTATTTGTTATAACTTTAATACGTGTATACATACTAACGATACAAAAGAGCTTGACATAAGCCAAGCTCTCTTTAAAAATATTTAACAGTTTTTTTAGAAATTTAATACTGCGTAATCTATAGATAAATTTAAATTAACAGTTTGGGCTTGAGCATCTGTATCCCAATTATATCCATCAAATGTTGCTTCTAATATAAATGCACCTTTTAATACCCATTCAGAAACTACATCACCAACAGGACCTAATACATTTACAGTGATATCTTTTTTATAGAAATCACTATAACCATCTCTACCTGTTACTGATTCGTGGTGTAATCTTACCCACTCCATTACTGCTTGAGCTCCAGAGGGTGTAATTGGATCGTAAAGTTTCATTGATACGTCTGCCCATTTAGATTTACCTTTAACTTTACGTTCTACATTGATGTGGTTTAAGGTAACTTTTTCTTGGGTGATTTTCACTTCTCCAAACTCTTTAATCATATACGATGGGATTCCATCTACATACATGATAAACCTATTTGCTTGTTTTGGTTCAAATGCTGTGAAAAATATTTCGTTTGGATCTAATACTGCCATTTTATTTTTTTTTATTTTTTTTATTCAATTATAAATATTATACCTTTAAACTCTTACGCTGGGAAAGTTGCTCCTGTTGGAAGAACGTTAAAATCTAAGTAAATGAATTCAGCTGTTTTAGTTGGTTGTAAATAAATAGCACCTACTAATTGGTTTCTATCAATAACATCTGGTGTATTGTTAGTAGAATCCATTACTACCTTAAAGGCATATAAACCTTGTCTTTGTTGTACTGATTCTAAGTATGGATTTACTTGACTTAAGAATTGATTTCTTGTAGCTGCTGTGTTTTGTTCAAATACTAAGTTATCAGAAATTTGAGAAATATAAGATTTAAGAGCAATTAATAATCTTCTAACATTTACTCTATCTAAAGCACTTGCTTGTGTTTGTAGTGTTTTTTGCCCAAACACTGTAACACCTTGTCCTGGGAAAGTTGCTAATGGATTTACTTTATTAGTGTATAAAGTATCTCTATTAGTTTGAGTTAATTTTCTTTCTGCTTGTCTTACTACTCCTAATCCACCTCGGTTAATACCTGCTGGTGCAAACCATGGTTCACTTACTCTATCAGTAAATGCGTAAACTCCCGGAATTAAAGTTGATGCTGGGACCCATTCTAATTTATCTGTATTTGGATCAATCATTTGAACCCAAGGCCAATATGAAGCAGCATATGAAGTATCTAAACTAGCGGCTGTAGTTGATGTTGCTGTTATAGATGAACCATAATTTTCAAGATCCATTACTATAATTGCATCCCCTCTATTTTCAATATTAGCAATTAGCGTATTTAATGGGGTTTTGTGAGTTGCATTCGCATATATTAATCCTGGGGCTGTAATTATGTTATAAACGTATTCATCCGCGTTTGCTAATAAATTAATAGCATCTGTATAATCAGAAGCTGCGAGACCTTGCGTATCTCCATTATTAATATTTTGGAAGAAATTATCTCCTGTTCCTGTAATATTACCATCAGCATTTCCAAATGAACCACTTTGGGCTACTGGAATTGAAGCAGTATATGCTGTATTTACAGCTCCATTATTATCAAAATAATCAGGTGTTTTTACATTTACTGATTTTAGTCTTATATATCTTGAAGTATTGGCAAAAGATCCTGTTGTTTGTAAATATGGATCAGATGAACCAGCTCCTAATAAATTAGTTGTTGTGTCACCAATTATTCTAGCAATATAATTAGATGATTTTGGATCTAAAGAAACATTAGTAAATGATTCTAATACTGATTTATTTTTTGTTGTATCATTACCTTGTCTAATAACTAAAGTAAATACACCTCTTGCAGTGTTTGGTGATGTAATTTCCCATCTTAAGTTATTTGATGTTCCATCTGCTAATACACCGCCTGCTGATTCAGCAGATGTGCTATTCATTATAGTACCTTCAGCTAAAGTTTCTAACACAAAGATATCTTCTGTTTCTTGAATATTTCCAGCTGCTAAAGTAAGTATTAAATCTGTACCTGTACCTCCAGTAGCTCCTAATGAAGCTGATGGGATTGTGATTGTTTCACCTGAAACATATCCTGATCCTGTAGAAGTAACTGTTATTGAAGATAATGTTGTATCATTTGATAATACAAATGTAAATACAGCACCTGTACCCGATAAACTTGCTGTTCCTGTAACTCCAGCAACTGTACCAGTTCCACCATCAGCATCAAACGAATTTGTTGTGAATGTTTCAACACCACTAACTAAACCAGTATTACCTTCTACCATAGAAGAAGTTGCAGGACTAAATGATCCTGATGCTACTCTAGTTACAATTAATGATGTACCTCCATTTTGAAAGTAATTGTAAGCTGAAATTGATGTTAAAAAGCTATATTGATCAGAAGCGCTAGAAAAAGTTGCTCCAAAATTAGCTAAGTACTCACTATAAGTTGTTACTAAAGTTGGAATATTCACTTTACCTAGTACCGTAGGACCTATTAAAGCAGCTCCTGCTTGTACGGGTTGTGATGTAATTTGAGATTGATCATTTTCTCTTGCTAATACACCTGGTGATAATAATGTTTCTGCCATTTTATGATTGTTTTATGATAAATATATTAAAGTTCCTCAAAATTTATTCGGTTGGTAAAAACTCACCAGATTCTAAAGAAATGGATCCTTTTCCATACTTTTCTTCTAGTTCTTTAGCTATAGACATTTCTTGTTGTTGGATTTCAATAAATTGTTGTTTTAAATTATTCTTTGAAAATTCTAAATTCATTATTTGAATTTCTGTTTCTCCTAAAACAAGTGTTAATTGTTGAAAACGAGATTTTAAATCTTTTAAATTTTTAATTTCTTCTTCAGTTAAAACTTTTTTTTCCATTTTGTTTATAAATATTAAGTTATTTGTTAAAAGTACATTATTTGGTAATGAAACTCTAAAGATGGGTTACCACCACCACCACCACCACTAACATCTGTAAATTCTAATACTCCACTTGCAGGATCTAAAATAACTGTAACTTGGGGTGCTAAAGTAGCAATAGATGGTGAATTCCCCATACCTGTAAAAATGAATGCATTTAAACCAAGTGTTTTCCCTACTAATTCACTACCACCACCCCCAGTATTAGAAAATTCTGTGATGGTTTTTGAACCTAATGATAATGTTGCAGTTCCAATTATTAATTTAAAGGATTTAGTAGTTGAGGTTGCGTTATTAATTGAAACTGATCCTGAAACTTCAGATACAGAGCCACTAAAATTAGTTGCATATACTGTATCTACATTTTTAATAGGTGAACCTATATCATAGGAATCATCTGCTATTGGAATAAAATCTCCAGTATTACCTATTTCCCAACGGTCAGTTCCATCTGTTTCAAAAGAAATAGTCCCATTTACTCCTGTATCTGTAACTGTAACATTTGAATTTAATTGGGAAATGGAATTGCTACTACCTCCTCCTCCAGCAGTTGTTTGAGAAGTTCCATCTGCAAAATCAATTTGAGAAGCTGATATTGCTGAAGCTGATATTTCTGAAAATATCCCATTACCTGAAGAACTTATATTACCGGATGCAGATATCTCTAAAAATATACCATTGCCTGAAGCACTTATATTTCCGGATGCTGTTATGTTAGTAAAAGTTTGTAAAGAACTTGAATAGTAACCTCCATTTAAAGCTGCAATTGCTGTAGTTGATAAAGAACCAGAAATATCTGAAGATATTTGGTCTGAACTACTAACCATACCATTAAACACATTAGCATATATAGTTCCACTTGAACTTATAGTACCTGATGCTGTGAGATTACCATCAATATCAACACTACCTGTTGTATCTAAGGATCCTGAAATTTTGATTGTATAATCATCAATACCTGTAAATGCATCTACAGATTGTGACACATTCCAAGCTTCTACAGGTTGCCCTGTAACAATATTTGATTTATCTAAAAGTTTTGCCATTATATTTTTGTTATAAATATCAAGAAAGTTTTATTCTTTCAATAGATTTAATTATTAATTCAGGGGTGATGGTTTTAGTACACTCAAACTGTTTATCTGTATTTTTATTTTTAGGACACCATTCCCAATCACCAGGATCTAATTTTTCTTTATTATAACAACTATTACAAATATTGAGATCAGGTGTAAATATTCTTTCACAGTCTTCAAATTCACTAAAAGGAGCACTAAATCCTGATATTAGTATAGTTTTTTTATTTAATGCCCAATTTAACCAACTTAAACCACTACCTATACCTATAAAAAATTCAGCATTCATCATATCATTAGCCCTTTCAGCTAAAGAATAATCTCCAGTTTTATCAATTACCCCTGTTAATGTGCCTCCTAATTTAGAATCATGCCATTCATCTCCTAAAGGTTCTTTAGTAATCATTACAACTTTATAACCTTCATTATTTAAATAATCAATTATAATTTGCCAACCTCCTGGGTAATTCCAATACTTAGCATGCGCTGAACCGTGTGGGGCTATTATTACATATTTTTCTTCAATAGTAGAGCCTGTGTTTTTGAATGTAAGTTTTGGTTTTAATTCATTATAATCTACCCCCAAAACATCAGCACTACATTCTTGCAAACTATATTTTCTAAAATCACTAGGATTAGCTTCATAGTTTATAGTATTATCCTCATTATAATGCCATCCAATTTCGTACATAGCATATAAATTAAATACTTCAGTTCCTGGTTTAATAAAAGTAATATTGGGGTAATTTTCTTCAAACCATTCATTATAAAATGTAGATATAATTAATTCACAATCATGTTTTTTTCTAAACTCTTCAGCA